GCTCTTGTAGAAAAAGACTTAGGACCCCTTATTCTTAAAGGTGATTTAAAAAAACAAGACGCTGCAGAAATCTTAGGCTGTACAAAAGCTGCTCTATCTTATGCGTATGCTGCATGGATAGAAGATATGGAGACAAAAGAAAAAGCAGAGAACTGGACTTTACCTGCTAAAGCAGAGAAGTCATTAGCTGACTTTAAAATTTTTAGAGATAGATATTTTCAAACAGAGACTGGTGAACCATATCAAACTCCGGAGTTTCACATTAGATGGATTAAATCTATTCTTGAAGCTATTGAACATGGAAATCAGCAGATGATACTATCTCCTCCACGACATGGCAAGACTGACCTACTAATTCATTTCGCAGTATGGCTCATAATCAAGAACCCTAATGTTAGAATATTGTGGGTAGGTGGTAATGAAGAGATATCTAAGAATGCTGTCGCTTCAGTAATAGACCAGTTAGAGAACAATGAAAAACTTATCGAAGAACTCTGCCCACCTGGAAAGAGTTTTAAACCAACTAGCAGAGCAGGAAAAGCGTGGTCGCAGAGTGGGTTTACTGTTGGCACTCGTACTGTTACCGGGATTAAGTCTCCTACCATGGTTGGTATCGGTCGGGGTGGAAAAATTCTTTCACGAGATTGTGATATTATCATAGGCGATGACTTAGAGGACCACTCTTCTACAATGCAACCTGCATCAAGAGAGAACACAAGAACTTGGTGGACAACAACACTATCTTCTCGAAAAGAGGAACACACAGCTTTAATTGTTATTGGCTCCAGGCAACACTATGACGATTTATATTCTCATCTACTAGACAACGAAAGTTGGAATACGATAGTAGAAGAGGCACACGATACAGGATGTACCTTACCCGACTGGAATGATGAAGCTCACCAGGACTGTATGTTGTGGGCAAACAAAAGAACTTACAAATGGTTAATGGGTAGAAAGTCTGCTGCAGAGACTACTGGTGGTAGAGCAATTTACGAAATGGTTTATCTTAATGTTGCTATGCCTGATGGTATGGCTTTATTCGACAGCGTAGAAATAGAAGCATGTCGAGACCAAAGTAGAGAAATTGGGCAGGTACCTGCAGGAGTTAGGTTAATTGCAGGACTTGACCCGGCATCAGTCGGATATCAAGCTGCATTCTTATGGGGTTATGACCAGGCATCTAACAAATTGTATATGATTGATATGGAGAACTCACTTGGAGGTGGTATTCCACAAGCACTTAAAATAATTAAAGAATGGTTTGTGAAATACAATCTCTCTCATTGGGTTATTGAAGAGAATGGTTTTCAGCGTGCAATTAGACAAGACCAATCTATTAGAGAGTTTGCAGGTAAACATGGTGTCTTCTTAGAAGGAACGCAGACTTATTCTAATAAACACGACCCGATATTTGGTGTTACAGCAATGAGACCATTGTTTGAACAAAAATTAATTTCTTTGCCATATCTTGGCTTTGAGGCCCAAGAAAAGGTAAACTTATATAAAAGTCAGTTAGTGTATTTCAGTTCTGCACAGAATAAAAGCAGAAGTGTTGGACAAAAGTCTGACTTAGTAATGGCTAGTTGGTTCCCAATGAAAACTATTCGTAGACTTCAGAAGGAAAGACTTGCTACAATGGGACTTGAATATGAGCCATCTTTTGGTGGATATGCAGGTAGTGATATAGATTTAGATAGTTGGAGATAATGAAAACAGAAGACGAAATATATAACAGGGTGTACGAGCTTAGAGCGCAACACGCAGATGTCATTTCAGAAAAAGATAAAATAAGAGCAATTATGAATGGTGGTGCTGATGGTATCAAGGCTTTACTTGGTAAACAAATGCGTGATATGGATTATAACCAAATACCTGCACCTAACATGTTACATTCGGCTATGGAGAGATTTGCACAAAAACTAGGTAGAGCGCCCGATTTAAAAATTGATATTTTTAATGACAAAGATAGTGAACGAGCTACAAAACGAGCAGAAAAACTAGAACGAATAGTACATGCTTATGATGAACAACAAAAATTAGAATTACAATTACCACAAGTTGGTAGATGGCTACCTGGTTATGGATTTGCTGTATGGGTATTAAAAGAAAAGAAAGATGCTAATGGTGTTCCTTATCCATATGCAGAAGTAAAAGACCCTTATCTTTGTTACCCTGGATATTTTGGCGAAGGTCAACAACCTAAAGAACTAGCTATTGTACACAGAGTTCCACATGAGACATTGGCTAAACTGTATCCAAATCACAAGAATGTTATCTTAGATGAGATTGATGCTGAATATAATACAATGGCTTACATGTCAAGTTATGACAAAACCTGGGCTAATCAAAGTGGTACAGGTAAAGTTGTAGCAGAATACTATGATGACGAAGGTACATACATTTTCTTACCGGAAAACAAAGTTATATTAGATTTTATTCCTAACCCACTTAAATCCGGACCAAGATTTGTAGTAGCTAAAAGATTTGCTTTTGACCAAATGCAAGGTCAATTCCATCATGTTATAGGCTTGATGGCTAATATGGCGAAGATAAATGTTCTATCTGTCATTGCAATGGAAGATGCTGTGTTTACAGAAACCAACATCATTGGCGAGATAGAAAGTGGACAGTATAAGAAAGGACGATTGTCAGTTAACTACTTGACACCTGGAAGCCAGGTATCTAAACCAACAAACAATCTACCCTATCAGCTGTTCCAACAGATAGATAGACTAGAAAGACATCTTCGTTTAGGTTCTGCATATCCTGTATCAGATGATGGACAATCGCCTAACGCTTTTGTTACTGGTAGAGGATTAGAAGAACTAGGACAATCTGCATCATTGCATGTAAGAGAATATCAAGTAATTCTTAAAGATGCTTTAGAACAGATTGACACTAAGAGATTAGAGTGGGATGAGACCATGTACCCAAATATGCGTAAACCTATTGCAGGTTTTAGAAATGGTACAGCCTTTAAAGAGACTTATGTTCCTGGTAAAGATATTGCAGAAATGTATAAGACAAGAAGAATTTATGGTGTTATGGCCGGGTTCGATGAACCACAAAAGATTATTACAGGCCTACAGCTAAAACAACAAGGCATTATTGATAAACAAACTTTACAAGAGAACATGGATGGATTAGATAACATATCACAAATCAATTCAAGAATTAATGCAGAGAGAGCAGAGAATGTTTTGTTTGAAAGTCTTATGGCACAAGCTGCACAAGGTAACCCTAAAGCAACTATGGCTGCAATTGAGATTAAGAAAAATCCTCAAAACATGAATTCAATTCTAGAAAAGTTCTATACTCCTGAGGGTGACGACATGACACCGGAAGAGGTAGCCTTAGCCCAAGCAGGTCAACAACAAGCAGGACCGCAAGCAGGACCTCCACCGGGATTAGCACAAGTTCTTGCACAAGCAGCAGCACAAGGAGGTGGACAAGGTGGCTAAAGATTTTGACCCGATGGAAGAGACTGATAATCTTTTTTACAATATCATTAATGAAGAAGACTGGGATATAGAATTCGACTTAGATGATACAGACCCTAACTTAGAAGAACTTGTTATTGATTTAGAAGGTACTCCAGTATTTTTTGAATACTTAGTTCCTGGACCTATGGATGGTGTTCTTATTAAAATAATGATGAGAAGATTAAATGATAAACAACAAAAAAATTTTATGGAATTTTTTCAAAACATCGGAAACTTTTTAGAAGACGAGGATAAAAAATATGGTTAGGTTGAGTGCATCAGAACAAGCTGCTAAAAAAAATACAGACATGAAACCAGACCCAGGATATGCAGATTTGTATATTCCTAGAAAAGAAGGAGACCCAACAGGTTCATCCGGTATGGTAAATGATTTAGCTACTGGGTTAACAGGTACTTCTGCTACAGCAGAAACTCCGGAAATAGCACAAGCTATACAAACTGCAGTTGCTAGGCCTATCAAATTAGGAGAGGCAACTAAACTTCCAGGTGTATCTAATGTTAATGGATTGCAAACTGGTACAGGTGGCGTACCTAAACCACAATTAGATTTTAATGGTTATATGGCCGGCCTCTTTGATAAATTTCAAGACCCAATAATTTTAGAATACTTCCAACAAAATGATGCAGCACCACAAGTTGTTGATACTAAAAAAAATAACAGGTATGCCAACAAATTAAAGGAAAGCGATGCGGTCTAATGGTATATCATTTTCTGCAATGGACCTCGCTATTGCACATGCAGAAGATACGCTCAATAGGGTAAACTCTTACAAACAGGGAACGCAAGAAACCAACCTAGAATTACAACAACGAATAGCTAACATGGGTAAAGCCTACCCTACCCTACCGCCACAGATGGTACTATATTCAGCATTAACAGGTTTAAATCCTGAAGATGACATAGCTTTGCAATTAGCTCAAAGAAATCAAGAGATACTTGCAAAGAAGTATGAACAGAAAATTGTTACTAAAGTAAATCCTTTTAAACGAGGTGTACAGTTAGGTATGCTTGCATTAGATGCTGCATTCCAACCTATATCAAGAGGTTTTAAATCTGCAGTAGTTGCTGCACAAGAGACTGGACAATCAGTTCCACTTACAGTAGCAGGTGCTACATTAGGTGGTTTAGCTGAAACTTTTGTTAATCAAACTCCAGGACAAGAAGGTAGCACGACAGCTAATTTTTTAAGCAATGTATTTAATCCTAGTGTTGGTGAAGCATTTATAAATGCAAGACAAAAATATGGACCTACAGAACTTAATCTAGCTTTGCAACAAATAAAGAAAGGAAAACCTCTTAACTTAGGTACTGGTTATTTACCATCTTCAATAGATTTAAGACAGACACAAACTTATCTTGATGAAATAAGAAAAGGTTCTGACGAGAGAACCGCAATGACAAGAGCTACAGATATTTATGGTGCGCCGATTACAGAAGTGTTTGATAAAAGAGAAGACCAATTTAAATATCAAACAAAAACTGGAGAAGAGATAGACATATCTCCTGGACGAATAGTTGCTGCACAAATGTTAGAGCCAGGTTCCACAGGATACAGTGTTGTCTCCGGTGTTATTGATGGTGTCTTTAGAGTTGCAGCAGACCCAGTAAACCTAGGCCTTGCTTATGGTGCAGGTGTAAAAAATGCAATGAGAACAATGGTAAGTGCTAATACTAAAGCATTAAAAGCTACTGATGATGCTACACAATTATCTAAACAATTATTTAAAACATTTTTGCCAGGAAAAACAGGTAAACAAAATAGAGCTATTTTTTATGGTAGAACATTAGATGATGTTAGAGCTACAGGATGGGGACAAAAATTTGGAGAAGCAATAGCAAAACTTAGCGGTGATGAAGGTATGTCTTTCTTAAATGATATTCCGGAATTTAGAAATATTCCTATGTCAGTAAAGAAAGTACTTCTAGAAGTAGATGACCCTATACATGTATGGGATGTACTTGATGTTGTTGCTAAAGGTGGTAATTTAACTGATACACAATTAGACAATATGTTTACAATGATTAAATCTTATGTACCTAAGAAAACACAAATAGAACTTGATAGAGCTAGAGAATTAACTAAGAATAATAAAAACTTTGGTCTAGGAGCATTGCCTGCTAAACCTACAGTGACTGGTGAATTCTTTAACTTTGTTGGTAAATTAATTACTGGTCAAAGTACAGATGTTGCACCTATAAGAAAATTTGTAGGGATGTTTCAATCATCACAACCTGCTAAAGGATTGCTTGGTGTTGGCGCACAGTTGCGTATGTCATTACCAAAACACATGCAAAGAGCTATGTCACTAAGACCACAAACTACAGCAATCATTAGTCAACTAGATGAAACAGCCTGGAACATAGATACAAACTTAAAGAATGCATTTGTTGATAGTAAGACTAGAGGTAAATATGCACAAGAAACATTAGCTGCAAAATCACAATCAGAGCTAGATGATATTGTAAACAGAGTTAATCAGACTATTGCTCGTTCAGTTGGTGAACAAAACCCTAACTTGTTAGTAGATGTTGAAAGTCTAATTAAACAACAAGAAAACTTTGGCGCAGAAATGGAAGAACTAAGAAGTTATTTTAAAGGTACTACTGGTGGTTCATTATCTTTTAATGGTGTAAAAGTAAAAAAGAAATACAAAAGAATTATTGATGACTTAGAAGGACATTTTCAAAGTTTAGGTATTGAGTATGACATTGACAAAATAGAAGAGTTTATCTTTGAAGCAGTACCTAGCATGCACATGTTGTCACAAGCAGGTTCAACATTTTCAACAATCGTAGACCCACAAGATGTAGTACAAGCAACTAAAGCTCATCAAACACTAATTGGACCTACAGATAGTCGATTAAGAGCATGGGCAGATAAACCCAAAAATCTAGCAGAAGATTTTAACTGGACTGACTTTTTAAAAGTTCCTAGAAAAGCATTGTTAGATAATGTATCCGGAAACAGACTTACTTTAAAACCAAAAGGCCCTATCGAAACTATGTTAGATAATGTACAAAACAAAATATTAAAACCTGCCTGGATGTTACGACTTGCTCTTATGTTGAGAATATCACCCGAAGAAGCTTTGCGTGCTGCATTCGGTGACAAAGTAAACTTTATTACACATCCATTTCAAAGAATGGCCTTAAACTCAAACAAACAATTTGGTCTATTTGGAAATGATGTTAGAGCAAATGAAGTAGCACAGTTGTATAACAACTTAGGTGAAATAGTTATGACTACAAGAATGGGTCCGGATGATATTGAGTTCTTAAAAAATATGATTGATGTAGAAGATATAGGACAATTTCAAGCTATAGATTACAATAGGTCACAAAAGTTAATAAAAACAAATCTACTAGAAACAAATCCACAAGGTGTTGTTTCAGATTACATTATTGATGCTGCAGTTAATAATTTTGATTTGAGAGATTTAAGATTTGCAGAGTTAACTGAACAAGCATTTAAAACAAAAACTAGAAAAATAAAAGCTAATGCTAAAGGAAGTATAGAAGGATTTGATGGCGTAACTTATAACTCTATGGGTGAAGCATTTATAAAATCCGGTGGGTTTACTACTGATTTAGATGAAAGAAAATTTATTGACTTACAAACAAGAAAACTTGCAGAAGGAGATGCATTCGTATCACCTTATAAAGATAAAGAGTTTAGCTTAGGTCAACTTGGAGATATCGAAACAAAAGCAAAAGAACTTAACATAAGCCCTGCAGAATATATAGACCAACAAATAGACAATGTGTTTTTAGATGATGACACTATTGGCCTGTTGTCTAAGCAAAGTCATGTTATAGGAACCTATCAAGATGATGCAGGAAACTTTATCATTGATGTATCTGTTGCATTGCAAGGTGAAAATGCTGTAGCTAATGCTGTATACATTGGAGCTAACTCATTTCAAGAAAGTGTATATATCGCTAATAGAGAGCTTGCAGAAAAAACAGGATTTGGTAAACCACTAATGGATAATAATTTAATTTATCTATACAGCAAAGCTAAAGGAGATGGTTTTAAAACTGCAGCAGATATAAATATAGACACAGTTCTTAATAAACCAACTATGGAAGCAATGTTTAAATCTAACTTTGATGCATTAGGTCTAACAGTTGAAGAAGTAAAAGGTGCTGCTAAAGGTATGCCTGGAGGAAGTTTATTTAGTACAGATGAAAGTTACATGGCATCTATGGGTGAAGCCGCTATTACTAGAGGATTACTTGATGGAAGAAAAGATTTAGCAGAGAACTTAATGATTAGTGTTGATAAGTATTTACCTACTGGAAACATTAACCCTAGATACTGGGAAGCATTGTGGGAAGAAATGTACTTACTTGCATCAGACCCAATAGTCGTTCCACTTGTTAATAAAGGTATCGATGACACAATGATATATCTTAGAGGTGAAGGAAAAGAAACTTTAGAAGAATTAGTTGCTAGAAGTTTTAATCCGGAAGATAGATTATATTTACAAAGTGACAAAGCGTTAAGAGAATATTTAGAAAGTCTCCAATACAGAGTTGCACAAACTGTAGGAAATCCTACTGCTAAGATAATAGACCCAAGAACAGGTAACGAATTATCAGCAGAACTTGCTACAAGAGTTTGGTATCAAAATGGACAAAAACAATATCCTAAGTATGTTGCTGATATGTCTGTAGGTTCTAATACAAAGATATTCCAGTTTATTAAAAATGGTGGTGTCATGGATAATAAAGATTGGTTACGATACAAGACACATATCCAAACATTTAAATTAAAAGAACGAGGAACAAACAATCAAGAATTTTACAAACAATTTATCAAGCTGTTTAAACAAGAAGTAGATGCACAAGATTTAGGGCCTAAAGTATTACCAAGAAGATTTGACCTACAAAGTAGAATATCTGAAAGCGGAACAATGATTGTTGGTGAAGAGATACAAGCAGCAGGGTACTTAGCTGATGTTAGATATGGTAATGATGCTTTAAACAGTTTATTGGAAACTGGATACAATGCATTGATATCTAAACCATCTAACTACTTAAACAGAGACCCATTATTTAGATATGCCTTTTATGAAAATGCTATAGAGGTTATACAGTATATGGACGATGCAACTAAAGCAAAGTTCCTAAAAGGTGCAGAACCTTGGATTGATGGTAACAAACTATGGGATGAATTAATTGAAGCTGCTAAACAACCATCATTAGAGAATACTGTTACTAGCTTGCCACAAGCAGAAGAGTTATTAAAAACTGCAGCTATGAATGAAGTAAAAACATTATTCTATTCTGTATCACAACGACATGTTGCTTCAGATTTATTTTCTAAATACATTCCTTTCCCGGAGATATGGGCAGAGGTATTTCAATCATGGGGTAAATTAATTACAGAAAACCCACAAAAATTTAATAGAGCAAGAATAACAGTAGACAATGGTACTGAAGCTAAACCTTGGGACAGTGAGAATGGTTTCTTAGAGAAAGACCCATCAACAGGAAAACTTATGTTTAACTATGTTGATGTATTTAACATACTCACATTAGGTTCGTTTAAAGCATTGGGTAGTGTTATTCGTGCATCGGGAGTTAAAGAAAACTTACCGGATGCTATTACTTCACCTTACCAAACAGCAGTATTTGGAGAAAGTTTAGAAGATGAAGGTATACGAGCTACAGCTCCTGGTTACGCATCGGGACTTAACTTAATTGCACAGAATGGTTTTGCTCCTGGATTTGGACCAGTAGTAACATTCCCAATGAGAATATTCTTAAATGCTATAGGTGCGCCACAATCTGCTCGTAAGTTTTTCTTAGGAGAGTTTGAGAGTTCCGGCCAGTTATCAGACCAATTACCTGCATGGGCTAAAAAGTTTTTAACTTGGGAAGGCTCACCGGATACAGATTTACAAAATGCATTTGCCACAACAGCAATGGATTTATACAGTTCTTATGTACTTGCAGGATTAGTTGACCAAAGTGACCAACTAGAAGTTAACAAATTTATAGATAGGGCATTAGAACAAGCAAGAAATGTTTATGTCATACGAGGTATGGCACAATTCTCATTACCTACTGCAGTACAACCAAGAATAGAAGTTGAAGATAAAAATGGTGAATGGTGGGGAACACAAGTATTAGTAAATAAATATCAAGAAATGTTAATTAAAAATGGTTATGACAACTTTGCTACACAAGAAGAGTTTATAGAAAAGTTTGGTATTAACCCTATACCATTGAAACAAGCTAGCTCTTATAAAATTGGTAAACAACCTGTAAAAGAAAATGCATTCTTTTGGTGGCAAGAAGATGATAGAAAAAGATTATTAGAAGCTGATGCGTTACCTAACACTGCTTATTATATTTATCCGGATAAAGTAGAAGACGAATTGTTTTGGCCTGCATATTATGAAACAAGAAGTCAAGGACTACAACTGGAAGAGTTTGGTAACTTTATGAGACACAGTCAAGCTATTTATGAGTATGAAAAAGGTAAAAGAGATATCAAAGAAAATGTTCCGGATAGTTTACAAAAAGAACAGATATCAAATCTTAAAGCAGAAATAGAAGAAGATTATGGATTTGATTTATTTAACTTCCAAGGTAAACCAAAATCTGCAACAACAAGAGAGTTATATGCAGAACTTGATAGATGGGTGGACTATGAAGAGACAAGACAAAGTCCGGAGTATCCAATATTAACTGAGTACTTAGATTACAGAAATCAAATTATTGATGTATTATTAGATGGAGGAAGTTTTACTTATAAGGGTGAGACTATGTATGTCTTTAACCCAACTAAGAAATCAAGAACATTAAATGGTGTAAGCGAAGCACCAGTAAGAGCTAGAGAGATTATGACAATAATTTGGCAAGATTTGGTAACTAAAGGTAAAGATACTAACTTCCCACAGCTAGCTAATGAGGTGCTATTCTATGAGATAAGCCCTAATAATAGTGCGAATACAGGAGATTAATAAATGGAAGATGATTTAATAGACGAGTTGTTGCCCGAAGAAGAGGGTACAACAGAAGAACCGCAGAAAAAATATGCATCTATAGCCGAACTAATAAGCCAGTCATTTGCACAGCCACTGTATTTCTTTACTGTTGAAACTCCTGGACCTACAAAAACAGCTAGGGGAACAATAGAAAAGCTATGGTCTATAACAGAAGTTATGGAGAACACAGACTTTTCTGAGTTTATATCTGATGAGACAAGAGCTAAGTATGCAGACATTGTTGCTAATCCTAATTTAGATGCACAAGCTAAAGTAGTAGAACTTATAACAGATGTATATGATGACATATCAACTGGTAAAAAACAATATGTAGTAGAAGCTGAAGGAACATTTACCCAACCAGGAAAAGATACAATAATTACTTTTAATGAAAAACAAACAACTGGTGCGACATTATCATATAAAGATTTTGCAGAAGGTGTAGAAAATACAAGCACTGAAGAAATAGTTTTAGCAGAAGAAGTTGAAGAAGCGTCAAAAACTGCACAAGATATACAAGCAGCACAAGGTGCTATTAGAACAAGTCATCCTACTTGGGGTTATAAAACTACAAAAGATGGTTTAATACAAAACTCTACAGGTGAATTTGTACCTGCTCCTTTTTGGAAAGGTAATGAGTACAGTATGTTCAGTGACATGGACCCATCAGAAATATTTGCATTACAGCAGAAGATGGTTCGTGCAGGAATGAAAGCTCCTACTGTAGAACAGTATGGACAATGGAGTGATACAGAAGCTAACTTTATGTCTGCAGTATTTATTAAAGCTGCTGACGATACAGAGTTTAGTTGGGAAAAAGATACAGCAGCAGGACTACCTGCTTATACAACTGCATTACAAGAATTAATGGATGAAGTAGGCCAAACAGAAGACTTTATAAAACTACTTAATGAAGCTAACTATTTACAATCAGAACCTAATGTTTCACCTGCTCAAATACAACAGTTATTAGACCAGGCTGCAGCAGGATTAGGTATAACATTGACAGCACAGAACTTAGTTGACTATGGAAACTTAGCAGTGCAGGCCTATGGTCAAGCAGCAGCATTAGAAAAAGATTTTCAAGGTTCTTTAATTACAGATAGAGATGTAATACTAGGAACTACATACAAAGATATAAGAGCTGTAGGAGAAGGTGAGTTCCCAAGATATCTAAAAGGAGCTGCAGTACCTTTGGTCTTACCATCATACGAATACTTGATGGGTCAAAAAGGACCACAACCGGTAGTTAAATCTGCATTAGAAATTGTTACAGAAGCTTTAGAAGCAAGGCCGGAGATACAACAGCAACAAGCTGCTAATGAAGACTTACAAGATATTAAGTACTCAACTAATTTATTTGAAGCATCTATGGGTGCTATAGAACTAGGAGGTAACTAATGGAAGAAGATAATAACAATCAAGATGTATTCGGAAAACTAGATTGGTATAGAGGTAAAACCATAGAAGAAATGCGTAGTGATTTAATTTTATTGGCACAAGGAAAGTATTTTGATAATAACCAAGACTACGCAGCTTTTACTGATAATCCATATAACAAAGGACCTAAATTAGATGGTAATGAAAATGTAGCTATTATTAGTGGTTTTGATTTAAACGACCAAGCACCTGAAGGACCTGGACCTGAAGAATATAAAACTATGGATGATGAACAAATAGTATCTTCATACATAACTAACATTAAAAAATACCCACCAATAGTTGAAATCAAAGACCAGGAAGCATTTGCTGATGCAATTTTACCTGCATTAGATAACATGAACAATGTTGCAGAATATTTTACAACAGGTGAAGGAACTAAAGAAAGCCCAATGGGAAGCAAAATTAATTATAGCAATGGGATGCTTATAGCTACAGAGATGCAAACAGGTGCAATATTAGATTATGTTGATGAAGGTTTTAAAAATACAGGAGAGTTTTATGCTTGGTATTTGAATGACCTTGCAAATCTACAAGTAGTATTGCAACCAGGCCAAACACAAGCAGAAGACTTTAGTGTTGTAGATGAAGGTTTTTATGATGATAAAGTAGATGCTCCTAATACTAGATTTGAACAAAGGCCGGAAACACAGGCTGATGACAGCGTGTTTAAACAAGGTGATAAAAGCCTTGTAGATAAAGGCAATGAGTTTTTTGCTAATCAACCAGTAGGCCCTATAACACAAAAGATAAGAGATGGCTTACCTGTATTTGAAGATGCATTATATAACAGTACAGTTGCACCTGCTAAAAGATACTATCAGTTGTTAAAAATGATTACACAAGTTGGACAAACTACTGTAAAAAATATAGGTGGAGGTTTAGCTGAAACTGGTAAGTTAATTGCAGATACTCCAGGAGCAGTTGCAGATAAAGTAAAAGAAGGTGTTGGAAATCTAAAAGAAACTGCAGAGAAAACACCATCCTTACTAGAAGTAATGCAAATGCTTAGAGATAAACCTAGCATTAAAGAGAGTATTCCTGAAAATGAGTAAGTCTAAATACGAAATATTTTTTGAAAAAGCACATAAAGAATGGGCAGAGGAAAAAGCTAAGAGACAGAAAGCAAAATAATCTATGGCAGAATATGGCAATAGAGAAATTGGAATTGTTCAAGACGCTTTAAAAGAAATCTATGACGAACTACTTGATGGTGGTGCAGTTGAGTTTCGCAAAAATTTATTAAGAAACCTTATGCAAAGTATGGAAACAAAAGCCTCATGGACAACACATACTGTTGCTGTATTTGACGCTTACCAACCTTTAGAGAAAAACTTTGGTAACTTAAATTTACAGACCATGATTGATTATGCATTTGCAAATCTAGAAGTATTGATAGAGATGGAACAGTTAGACAATATGCGTCAGCCTGACCAAATGTGGACTGGATACTTCGAAACATCAGAAGCAATAGAAGATATAGCAAATGCATTAAACGAAGGTTTTGATTTTGAAATAGACACAAATCAAGATGTATACGATTTAACAAGGGAGATAAGTGAACAACTAGAAGGTAGCAATATAAAAGTTCAAGATGTTCCTATGGCATTAGAGTTGCAAATAAGAACTCTTGATGATATGAAGTATTTTGAATTTGGTTCAATTACTTCTGCTTTTCATTCAACAGAAGTTATGCGACCTTTTACTGTACAACTTATAGAAATATATAATCAAATAGAAGATTTACCGGAAGACTTAGTATCTAATTTGTATGCTGAAATAGCAGACAATTTAGGTTTAAAAGAAGGACCCAGTGATTATTTAAGAGCATACGACAATCCAAATAACAGCGAAGCTAAAGCTGTTAAGAATGTTATCAAATATTTTTTTGAGCAACAAGGAAGACAACAAACTGAGTACATAAATTTTAGTTCTGTAGATAATATGTATTTAGATGGTGGACAAATGTACAGTCACATTGATAGTGCAGACAGTGTAGCTGCTTATGTAGGTGAGATTATGCAAAATAATGTAGAACTTTTTCTTCCTAATTCAACACAACCTGTACAGTTACTCAACACTATCAGACCATTTGATGGTGCAAGTCAACCATTCCCTTTAGAAATAAGCGGAGATTATATTAATGAATACAATAAAATTATTGGAACAACTATTATTGATAACCCTACAGTTAGCAATAAAACAGTAGAGGCTTTTGCCGATATGAACAATTTAGTTACTGGGGAACCTTTAACTATTGGAGAGATAGCAAAAGAATTAGGACTTCCTGAAAGATTACATACTATAGATTTACCATCCACACCTACAAATGTAGTAGATGATATTAATAAAATAGGTACTTTAGATTACCCTAACCAATGGCATAACACTCCAACTGTAAAACTTGTAGAAGCAATAGATAAAAATAATTTAAATATATATGTTAAAAATTCAAAAGGAGAATTTGTAAAATTAGAATTAGATGACACAGCAAGAATAGGAGAAAATGCAATACAAAACTCTCCAAAATTTGATGAGGGAAAATCAGCTGTATATAATGCAATAGAAGAATTAGGAGATGTAGATAATCCTAGGTATAAATTAGATTTATACAGTAGCAACCCTGATGAACTCTCTAAATTAAAAAATGCTTTATCTAATGTAAACCTTGACCCTTTTGTTAATCCTGAAGGAACTCAATTTCAGTTACTGTCAGACACACCTACAAATGTAGTAGATTTAGATGAAGTAATATCTCAGTCAGATGGTGTAGATAATCTAAACAAATCTAAAGAGATTATGCAAAAGAACCCTGGCATGTTTAGAAAAGTATTTAATGTATTAGAGAAGCTAGACATAGGCGACCAAATAATAACTAAAGCAGTGGCTAAAGGTTTACCTGCAATAGGCCTAGCTGCTTTATCGGGACCAGTAGCGATAGCTTACACAGCTTATGAGATGTCAATATTACTTACAGATGCAGCACAAGCATACAATAAGATGCAGACAACTGATGAAGGTTTTTGGGAAAACTTTGGTGAGTTGTCTGATAAGTATTCAATAGCTTACAAAATAAGTAAACCTGTGTATGATATAATACTAGATAGCTTAAATGACGATTTGACTACAGAAGGACAGGACGAAGAAATATTATTTTCTTTCAATAGATAATGCTTACTAATCAATTCATATTTCAACCCGAAAGGCTCATCGAAATAGATGGGACTATATACGCTGTATTCTTTGATACAGATGAAGAGCTAGGTGACTTCCCGATACTAGCTAAAGTAGATAGCAAATCATTTATACAAACAGGTGCAAACATTGAACAGATGGATGACCAAAAATTCGTACAAACATTCGGTTATGTATTCAGAGGACACGAGGATTTACTGGTATCAGAGATACAAACTGGTGCAGAACAAAAAGATTATAGAAGCATTATGGATGTACAAGAAAACTTATTGGCACAAAGAGCTACAGAAAATGGCATGCAATGGTTACTGGATGGTGATGTACAAGCTGCATTTTTAGCTGCAACTCTTACTGGCGTACCAATATCTACAGATGATTTAGCTGATACAGAGTGGTATCAAAGTACTACAGAAGAACAAAGAGATTATATGGTTAGATATTATGCAGACCCTAATGCTATAGAAGAAGAGATATCACAAAACATAATTAACATTAGAGAGACTTTACTATCTAAAGATATGAAAGGGCCTGTTAATGAACTAGCAAAAGCATTAGCTTATGGCCTAACAACAAAAACATTTAAGACTATTGAAGAAGTAGATATGTACATTGACTTTATTGATGACAGTACATACTTAGATTTACTAGGTGGCCCGGACTTGTTACCGGATAACTTACAAAAATTTGTAGGAAAGTTTACTGGTGTTAATGCAGGACAAGCTACAACAGCTAACTATATTACAAATAAACTCGGTCCGCCTGCGCTAGAAAGTTACAAACAAAGTGGAGAGTTTGTAAAGATGGCTGCACAAGTTAAAGCAGGAAATGATGCAGGTGTAAAAGCAGAGTTGCAACAAATACATGATACATTGTATCCATCATTTGCAGGTTCTTCCTGGTCTACTTGGAACCCACAGTATTCAAACAGAGCATCAAAACTTATCAATGGTACTAGCGGTAATCAAATTGTGTCATTAACTAATGAACAACAAGAAGAAGTTAATCAGTTAATTATAGATGCAGGTGGTAACTTCCAGGAATTTGATAAGTTAGTAAGGAAAAAATATATAAATAGCCCTGGTGTTAAGAATGCATTCTTAGATGATATTGCAAGAAAGATACCACAATCATATTCGGGAGTATTCTAATATGACAAAACAAGAGATTATTGCACTACAAAATGAACTAGGTGTAACACCCGATGGTATCATTGGGCCTAACACTAGAGCTGCAGCAGCTGCAAAGATACAAGGTTCTATATCTATTGCTGAAGCACAAGCACAATCAGAGAAATTTGGTGGTGTAGCAGGAACAACTGGACTGGTATATGGTTCGGATGCTCAACCTGTAAGTAACAATGCTCCTATAGAAAGTAATGATAATGAGACATCTTCTGCTTTAACTGCAGCAGAACAAGCATTAAAAGATGCAGAAGAAGCAGCAGCAAAAAAAATTCAAGATTTATTAGCTCAACTTAATCAACAACAAACTCAATATCCACCTCCAGGAGGAGGAAGCGGACCTGCTTTTGAGACAAAGACACAGTCTTACACTCCTACACTTAGTGATGCACAAGCATTATTCCCATACTTTCCAGGTAACATTTTAAAAATTATCTTAGATAGTTGGGTAGATAGTGGAAGTATTGATTTAGCTATTGCACAAGGTAGAGCATCAGAAGACTACGCTAAAACATTCCCTGGTATTAAAAGAGAAGATGGTTCATTAAGAATGACAGAGATACAGTATCTAGAAGTTAAAGATGCTATGAAGGATAGTTTAAGAAACTACAATCTAAATCCGGACATATTCCAAAATGAAATTATTGATGCAATACAAGGAGATGTAGATATACGAGAGTTTCAAGGTAGATTGCAATTCGGTTATGAACAATTAATAAATAATAGAGATGTTGTACTTGAAGTGTATAGAGCAGAGTATGGTATGGACTTAACAGAAGAAGCATTATTTGCTATGTTTATATCACCGGATATTGCAACATCAGTTTTAGAAAATCAAATATTAGTATCACAAATACTAGCTGAAGCAGAAGTTGCTGATATAACATTAGGTAAATCTACAGTACAAGACTTTATATCTGCAGGAATTAGTCAAGAACAAGCAAGAAGTTTGTTTAGAGAGACAGAACAACTAAGTGGATTGACTGGTGTAGCTGCACAAATGGGACAAGATTTATCAGAAGAGGACATTGCTAGTGGTTTAGCAGGCCTTAGCCCGGAACAATTAGGTTTAATAAAGAGTGCAGAAGCTAGGTCAGCATCACAATCTTCTATTCAAGCAGGTGCTGCAACAACACAAGCAGGTCAAGTCACAGGATTAATTGAAGAATAACTACTTGTTTAAACAGCTTGCATTTTAAAATTACATGATATAATAACTATTGACGCTCTACTAAGGCCGGGCGGTTAAACTAGACCTAGGATACGAGAACTGTCTTGATGCCTACATACAAGACACGCAAAATAAATAACATGTAGCAGAACCCAGTGCATTACATAGATGGCACTTGCTTAAATATTATTTATAGATAAAGGAGACAATACATGTCAGAAGAAATAACTAATGAGACTGAAGTTCAATCAGCTCCTGGAGATAAGAACTGGAAAGCAATTCGTGAAGAGAATAAAGCTCTAAAGGATGAGCTAGCACAGTATCAAGTCAAAGAGAGAGATGTACTTTTTCAAGAGATTGGATTAGACAGAACTAAAGGTATTGGTAAAGCAGCCGACCAAATGTACGAAGGCGATTTAGCTGCAGATGCATTAAGAGCATTTGTATCTGAAGAGTTCGGAGAAGAAGTATTTGGACAGCAAGACAGTTTTCGTGAGACAGTAAATGCCGGACAAGAAAGATTAGATAATCTAGCTAGTCAAGCACAAGCTGTAAGTGCTAACACAAGTGTACAAGAACAGATAGCTGAAGCTCAACAAACCGGTCGAGTTAGAGACAGTATTGCTACAAAAATGAAAGCTCTAGAAGAGCTTCAAAAAAACAAGTAGCGTTTAGGAGAAAAGCTCCTAAACAGAATTAGGAGAAAAAAATGGCAGCTATAGGCTCACCAGACCCAATCTCAGTATCTGAGATTAATAACTTTACAGGTGAACTCTTTAAAGTTGGAGCAAGAAGGACCCCATTACTATCAATGGTTGGTGGTTTAAATGGTGGTAAACTTCTTAACTCTCCTGTTTTCCAAACCCAAAAAGTAGATACCCCTACAGTCAACTCTTATACAGCAGTTGCTGAAGGTGGAACACCTGCTTACTTTGGTAGAAGCAGAAGTTCTGCAATAGACTGTGTGCAAATTTGGAACCAAGGTATTAAACTTACCTATTCCGCAATGGCATCAACAGGCTATTTGAACTCACAAGCTATGGAAACCGGAACAAAAGCTTTTGAAGGGCAAAACCCAATCAATGATGAAATGGCATTTCAATTAGAAGAACTACTTAGCAAAATCGCAAGAGAAGTTGAGTATGAATTCTTTAATGCTACATTCAATGATGGAACAGATGGTAACCCAAGAGAGATGCGTGGCATCGCTGAATGGGTAGCTACCGGAAATGGTTCATCAGCTTTCGCACATGATACAAATGGCGATGGAACAGGAACAGCTCAAGGTCTTGACTTTGATGCTCTTGCTGAGACATTAAAATTAATGTATGATGCAGGCGCCCCAATGGCTAACCCTGTACTTTTCGCAAGACCAGGTTCAGTTCTTGACTTGAACCAAAACCTTGTTAAGAGTGGTTCTAATCAAATGGCAGTATTGCCTAGAGATAGAAACATTGCAGGTGTTAACATTGACACAATCATTACTCCATTCGGAAACATTGGACTTGCAGTGAACGAATATGTTCCTGCTGACCAAGCATTCGTATTGGATATGTCTTACCTAGATGTTTGTTTCTTAAACATCCCAGGAAAAGGCGGAGTATTCGTAGAGGATACAGACAATGATGATGCAGCCGCAGTATCAAAGCGTGTCTACATGGAAATTGGTCTTGATAAAGGACCTGCCGAGTATCACGCAGTTATCAATGGCGTAAGCTAAAGATAAATATTTGAAGATTAGGGTGGAATTCCACCTCCACCCTCTTCTTCTGTTAGAATAATAAAAAAAGATTTAGGAGATTAAATGCCAGTTGCAGGTAAAAGTTTATACAAGACAAAAGCTGTCACAATTGATATATCAGAAAATGCTACAACTAGTACAGCTGTAGATACAGATGGATTGTTGTTGTCAGGAATTATTTTTCCCGCTGCTATGACAGGTGCTAACATTACTTTCCAAGTTACTTCCACTAATACTGGAGGAACTTTTAAAGCTTTGAAAGAAACTGATGGAACAGATGTAACTTATACTGTCACCGCAAACTCCCATGTTAGGGTAGACCCTAGCGGATGGGCCGGAGTTGGTGCTATTAAAGTTATATCAGATGGTACAGAAACAGCAGACAGAGTTATAAACTTAGTATTTCATTCAGCGTAAAGGATTAAGATGAGTACAACAATAGCAAACCTAGTTGATAGGGTTTTTAGAGAGTACCTTGAACCAATGGAAGATGTGGTCAGTTATTCTTATTTAACCTCCGGAATAGATGAAAATGCAACAACTATATCTTATGATGGAGATTTATTTTCTGTAGAAGAAGAAGACGCATTAGATGCAGGAGCCATACTAGAAGTAGGCCAAGAGTTAATGTACTCAAAAGAACTTAATGCTGTAACTAATGAAATTACAGTACAAAGAGGTGCTAGAGGGACAACAGCAGAAGCACATTCTTTAGGAGCGCTTATTAAAATAACTCCACAGTTCCCAAGAGTAAATGTTTTTAATGCTGTTAAAGACCAAATAGAAAATTTATATCCAACACTATATGCAGTCGAGACACAAACAATATCTAGTGCAGTTGGTTATGTTGCGTTAACAGGTGACGATGACAATAGAATTGTTGCACCATTAAAAGCAGTATCACAATACCAAGAGCTAGACGCAGGTAATGAAACCACAGTACAGTTTAGAGGGGTTGCTGTAGAGCTTATAGATGTACCAACTTCTATAACTGCATCCGGTAAAGTTGTACAGTTTAGTGGCGTAAGTACTGGTGTAAATGTTCACTGTACTTTTAAAAAGAAATTTGGAGAAGTGTCTTCTGAAAGTACAACACTAGCAGAGATAGGTTTAGAGACAGAATACGAACCAATTATTATGGCCGGAGTTGCTGCACAAATGATAGCAGGCAAAGACATACCTACTTACACAGCAGATTATATTACAGACCAAATGCAAGTAACAAATTATCCAGTTAACTCTTCATCGAATATAAGAAATTCTTTACTTCAGTATCAACAAGTTTTAATAAATCAAGCAAGAAAAGATTTAAGAGCCAGGTACCCGGAACCTGTCAGTTTAAACAGCGTGGTATATCCAAGTGCCTAGAGTTGCAAATACTTCTATTGTCAGCAACCCACAAAGATATGGTTATGATATTCGCTTAGATAGTCTTTACTTTAGAACTGCTATTGGCCCTGGAAGAGCGATGACTATACAATCATCCGATGTACAAGAAGGTCAGATAAATGTTAAACAAAACCCCGAAGACTTTACATCTAACTTAGGTCGTATCTATTCACGAAATGATTTTCGTGGTGGTCAAGGATTAGATACAGCACATAGAGCTAATGGTACACCTAAAGATACAACAAGATTTTGGGATAGCAAAGGTGTAGATATATTTCATGGAGATGAAGAAACTTCTTATAACATTCATTTGTTATACACCATGGAAACAAAAGGTTTAACTTTTACTACTTCTGAACAATATATAGCACAAACTACAAATGGTTATCTTTATGTTAGTGATGGCTTAGTAATATATAGAAGTACAGATTATGGAGAGAACTGGTCAACAGTTACATCTACAAATGTTTCATACAACATAACAGGTATGGTTGCATTTGGTAATAATGTTTTTGTTGTGACTGGAGATGGTGGAACAAATAAACAACTTATACATTTTGATGAAACAACTTGGAGTGTTGAAAGTTTAGGAACATCTATTACTGGTTACTTTACTGGTCTTTGTTTCGTTAAAGGTAGGTTAATTGTTACAGGTAAAAGCACAACTGCAGAATATCTATGGGAAGCAGACCCTTATACAGGAAACTTTACTGGTGTATTTCAAACACCAAGTGCAATAATAACTGTAGAACCTACACATAGTATTACTTCTGTTGTTGATGCAGGTGCAGTTATATTAGCTGCTAGTACAGATGGCAATATTTATTCTTTAAAAGATAATGCAGGTACTTTAGAACTTAAAGGACAATCACGCATTGGAGATGAACAAGTACACTCCATTGAAGCACTAGAAGGCATTGTATTTTTTGGTACACAAGAACAAGGTACAAATATAGGTAGATTATATAGAAGTGATTTGGTAGTAGCAGATGACTTGTATGTATTAGCTAACAGACAATTATTAAAAGAATGGGATAATGGTGTAGCAGGTTCTCCTCACTCTATGTTTGCATCAAGAGATAGTATTTATGTAGGTGTTAGAGAAAGTGCTACTGATACTTATTTGTGGAGATATTACTTACCTACTGCAGGTTTAGCTAGAGATTTAAAAGTACCTGGACAAGGTTTAGTGGGTGGCATTAAACAAGTACAGGGTAAATTTTTTGTATTAGTTCAAGGAACAAGTGGTGGTGTGTTTATGGAAACATCTACATACGAAACCGAAGGTTATGTTATTATGTCTGCTGCAGATTTCTTTACAGCAGAAAGTAAACAATTTGTTGGTGCAGAGATTTCTACAAATGCTTTACCTAATGATACTTCTGTAGAACTTTATTACTCAACTAAATTTGAAGCGTTAGATAATCCTAATGATAGTTCTTTTAAATTAGCATTTACACAAGCATCCGGTACTGGAGATACAGAAAAGCAAATAGCAGAAATAGCAAGATATATTGTTGGTAAAGTTGTACTTAAAAAAGATGGTGGTAACAACGCCACACCTAAACTAAAGTCAGTACAGTTTCGTGCATTAGCTAGACCGGAACTTGTAGTGGCACAGATACCTATAAACATATCAGATAGAGTAGAACGACCTGGAAGAAAACCTATAAAAGTAAAAGGTCTAGGAGAAGAGTTATATGCAACACTTCGTGATAAAGAAGGAGACAGTGTAACTTTAGAATTATTTAATCCTGCAGAAATTATAAGAGGTGTTGTGGAACAGATTAGTTATCCAGTACAATCTAATACAGAGCGTGGAAGTGTTACGCAATATGCTATACTGACTGTCAGAGGAACAAGGCAGCCTGTATTAGAAGATGTATCATCGATACATGTAGCAGGTATTTCAGCTTTTGGTATAATGAGATTTGGAGCATAAATGGCAGACAGAGAAAGTCAAGTAGTAAACTTTTTTGAGACAACATTAGCAGGACTACTAGCTAGTGGTGCTACTTCTACAACTTTAACTACTGCACCTACAACAGATGGAATAACAGCAATTAATGCTAGTGTAAGTAGCCCTTATTATTTAGTTATAGACCCGGATAACAACGCAAACAGAGAAGTTGTATTAGTAACATCTTCTGCTAGTTCTACATTATCAGCTATAACAAGAGACTTAGAAGGAAGACATGCAATAGACCCGGACCATCAATCCGGTACTGTCGTTCGTATGGCTGTACTTGCAGAACACTTTTCAGATGTACATGACAGAATAGATGCTGATGAAACTACTAATGCTACACATAGAACAGATGGTACTAAACACTTTTTATTAGTTGATGAAGATGATATGGCTAGTAATAGTGCTACTGTAGCAGCTTCGCAACAATCAGTTAAAGCGTATGTAGATGCTCAAACATCAGGTGGAGTAAGTTTAGGATTAGTACTGGCACTTTCATAATGGGAATGTTAACAATGCTCAAAGAAGGTGGAAGTCTTCTTATAGATACTATAGGCAACTTACCTATAAGCGAAGATTTAGATTTATTAGTTACTGCAGGTGGTACTTTATCAGTAACTTTTAGAATAGTAATGGATAGTTTTTTCATAACAAGTAGCAATAGTTCGCAAGCTTATGCTATAGTTATGGGAGATTAACAATTTGGAGATATAATGGCAGATACACTACATTCAGTACAAGGAGTTCTTGGAACATCAGCAGCAGATATTATTGATGCTGTTCCTGCAGCTACTACTGAAACAGTTATTGGTATTTTAGCATCTAA